TGTTCTCGTCTTGTACTTTACAATCACCAAAGAACCACTCTGAACGAAGGGAATAAGGACTCCCATAGTCATCATTAAACCACTGAACAAAAGCCTCTTCAGCAGTATCTTCCCATTCCCAATCGTTTGTTGGATGTTTGGTCATTTGTTCTTCTCACAATACAGGAAATACTTGTACTCAGCAACTTGATGTGGTACATAGCGTACTACATCACACTCTTTGTACTTATCAACCACTTCAAAAGATGATTCCAATGGTTTGCCACCAGAAGCAAAGTGTGCTAGTACAATCAGAATAATAATGAAAACGCCGCAGGCACCAGCAAATACACCAAAACCACGGAGCAACTCTTTAAGAGCATACTTATCTTCGGGGGTCATAGATCTACTGGTTGTTGTGGGTCTTGATACCAAAATTCTTTATATGTAATCCACTTTTCCACATCAGTTTCCATCTGTGCTAACCAGTGAATACCATTTACATCAATCGCATCAAGATAATGAATACCTGTCTTGGGGCAGATTACTCTGGATACTTGTGTGAATTTTACTCGTTCAGTCACTTTTCTTCCTCACGGGTTCCATAGGAAGACGACCACGAAGATTGTATGGGTCAGCATCTTCAGGCACATTATTGTATTTGAGATCCATGATAGCATGAACTAGATCAAGTAAAGATGCATCCTTACCTTTGTACGAGGCTGCGCAAAATACATCCTCCCACCAGTCGGCAATCACATCATAAAGTTTTTGTTCTTCTTCAGTCATTCTCTTCATCTTCCAAAACAGTTCCCATAGGGCCTTTCTTCAGTCGTGCCCACTCTTCGTCACGCTCTTTCCACTCCTTGAACTTCTCATCAAGGTCTTCATCCATCGTAATCTCATACTCTTTACAGACCTTGCGTTGTTCTTCTTCGTTTACATAATCATTGAAGACCAACGACATAGCACCAGAACGAATAGAACTGGGGCACATACCCACACACAGCAGGAACTTCTCAAAGAGTTTGAAATACTGAGTGGCGTTAAGATCGGATGCAGGAGCAGTGATCAGATAGTGTTCTTCAGGAATGAAGTCATCAACAACAGTAGAACCAAACCCACTACCATATGTGGGAGTGTAGGTAGCATCAAACTTGAATTGAACAGTTGCGTCGTAGGTCATTGATCTGTTTCGTATGTGGCTATCATACCACATCAGGATTCTTCTGTCTCCCCTGGTGTGTCAGTTTCCGAAGTGTCCTCGTCAGCAAAAAGATTTTTCATTCTATCAAAGAAATCTTCATCTACAGGATATACTTTCTCTTCACCACTATCAATTTTATCACACAAATCCACCAAGTATTCTAGAAACTCTTTAGGATAAGTCTCATCAAGATTGATAGAAGTCCAGAACCATTGGTAACACTCTTGATATGGATCGTCCTCTGGCAGTAGAGCATAGTTTTCATAGTTTCCACTGATGAGATCTCTCCACATCTTAAAGTTGTTCCAGATTTCTCTCCAGCCAGTCTGGAAACAATGTCCAAAGTAATACTCAACCCAGGTTAGTTTCTTACTCATAACTCTATTCCAAATGAAATTCCAGCTCTAGGGGATATTGGTTTGGTGTCGTGATCCATCCTAGCAGGAACATATAGTAGTTCACCAGGCATTAAATTATATGTATATTCTTTATCATCCCACACCGTCCATTTTGTAATACCAATACACTGCCAAAAGAATACATGTTGATAATCATTATGTCTACCAAATGTTTCACTAACTTCTAAGAAACTAACATAGAGATGTGCGGATATATTATTTGTTGGAAAAAGTTTTTGAAGTTCTTCTCCTACTGCACATACTTTTTTATTGTGTCTTGTTTGGTGAGTTACAAAACCAAAGTTATTCATAATTTTGTAATCTGTGTTCTCGATTACATTTTTGTTGAAGTTAAAGATAACCTCATCCCAAGTTAGAGTTGGAAAATCTATCTTTCCTAGAAAGTGATGTTTTAGAGTATTATTTAACATTGATATTAAAGGATAATACTTTCCGATCTTTAGTAGATTTATTAGGTTCTGTGTAATGTAAAATAGACGCTGGGAAGAATATAAGAGATCCTTCACTTACTTGTGGATTGTAGTGTAAGGCTTCACCAGTAAGAAGATTATTGAATGGAGAGACAAACTGAGTTGCAGTATGTTCACTACTATCATAATCAATAAAACAGACAGCACTATATCCCACAAGACCGTGAGTATGAATACCATGATAATCTCCCCGTGAGGAAGTTTCAAACCAAGACATTACTATTCTATACTCAGAAAATCCTAATTGACTACAAAAAACATTTATTTCTTCTTGGAATAATTTAGAAATCTGGATATTGTACAGTGGATTATTATTTTGAGTGTGATAATCGGATTGAACAACTTCTCTATTGGATTTTTCCATCTTAGAGTTATTGATCATGTTCAATAAAACTGATTTTTTTTGTTCCCAGGTTCTTACCGAAACGTGTACCATCGGTATCTTAAACATGAACTCGGTGTAATCTTTATACTCACATCCCCAATTATATTGATGGTCACTGATCGACATGGTATCTACCTATAATTTGATTGTGATGGATATTTAGATATTAGATCTTCAAAGTTTTCCGATAAACAATAAGAAAATGCAACAGACATTCTAAAATTATCCGTAATTGTATTTGGTGCTGTCCCTACATGTTGCCAATTAGATGGGATCAGAACTCCAGAATTTGGAATAAAGGGAACATAATCATATTCCTTTGTTTCTGGATTTTGACAAATAAATTCTCCACGCCAACTAACATTCCATCCATATCCACAAAATAATACAAAAGTCCATACGTTATTCATAGGAAAATCAATGTGGAATTGAGATTCTTGACAAGATGTTTGCCCATTAATATGGATGTTACATAACCTTATATTTCTTTTTAAATATTTTTTTATTTTTAAATTAATAATTGTAGAAATATTGAACAAAGTCGGGGTTTGTGTATCCCATTTCATTGTTGACCAAAATTTTTTTATTTCTTTATCAGAATATGGCCTGTTGATTAACGACCATGTGGAATATTTGGTTAGATCATCATTTAGTGCAATGTAATCTTTATTGTTTAATACATCTAATAATCTTATAGGATATTCACTCATTTTCCTCAACGTCAGGATCTTCAAGTACACCCCAGTTCCATGTACGTTCTATGATACCAACATCAAGACCAAATTTATATGCCCAGAACATAATACTCAACGTACTACCATTACCTGATTTGATTTGAATGTAAGGCCATGCAGCATAATCATTCCAACTGATTGAACCTTGAAACAAAGCCCAACGTTTTGTATGCAAGACTTGAATGTACCAATCGTGCCCGTAATCGTAACGATGTTTAAGTGTAATGAGGTTCATTAGTAATTACTATAACATGGAACTCTGACCCAATCATACCAACTTCTTACATATCCAGGATTCCAACGATCTCCAGGAATATATTGTTCACGATAAACTCTTCTGTTGCACATTGGTCTCTCGTAAATATAGACTCTTTCTGTTCTAAAAGGTTCCCAAAACTCTCCCCAAGTAATAGCTTGTGCTGGAATTGGAAGGAAGATTAGAGATAGAAGAAGGAGTTTCTTCATTAATTTAGGATATTTGAATAGATGATAACAAATATTTAGTGATTTGTCAAGAATTACCACATATTAATCGGACACTGTGATGATTTGAATTTCCATTTAACTTCCATGTAACAACCACAGAGATAACATCTTTTACTTTCTTTATTAAATTTAGAACATTCTATACAAATTTTTTCTCTTTCTTGTATTTTTTCTTTGGAAACTAAGACACCATTTCCTTCAGAAGCACTTTGTCCTACAGATTTTGCAAAAGCCTGAAATCCTTTCATCTGTTGCCAAAAATCCGGATATTGATTTTTGTCGATAAAATCTGGCAGATTATTTTTTTCCATAAAACTACAAGTTTAGAAAATAAAAAAGAGAATGTCAATATTGACATCCCCCCATGTTTTTGACTATAATAACTCTGTTGCAGTTAAACAATGATATTAGGGCTTTGAGCGATTTGGAAAGCTTCTAAAGCTCCTTGGATTTTGATAAATTCTTCTTTTTTAGTATTAAATTCTTTTTCTAGTTCCATTAATTCTGTTTTAAGGGTTTCTGCCTTTTCAGTCAGATTCTCAATTACATCAGAGAGTTTTTGCTTTGTTTCTTCAGTCATAAAATTCAAAAGTGAAGTACTAATCAAGTTTATTTAGAGGATTAAATTTAGTCAAGTTTTTTGTGGTTCGGTAATTTCCCATATATAATCTAAAGAGTCTAGTTATGAACTATAATTTTATTGACACCGATTTAATTCATATAAATGATGAATTAGAAACTTCTATAACAACGATACCAAATACAAATCATATAGTTATTACTATTGATAATTTCTTAAAGAATCCAGAAGATCTCAGAGATATTGCTAATAAACAATTATTTGAACTCAACCCAAGAAATAAGAGTTCTCATCCTGGATGGATATCTCAGTCCAATCTAAAATTTGATCAAATTTGTAAAACTGCCGATTACTTATCAGATAACTTTTATAATATTGTAGATAGATCTATTGTATTTCAATTTAATCTATTCCAAGGAGGATTTCCCTGCAAATACACATCTTTACTTCCTCATGTTGACTCTGCATTTTTGGCATTTCAAATCTACTTAAATGACCCTTCAGATTGTCAAGGTGGTACTAATTTCTACAAACACATAGAGTCTGGAATTGATCATAACGTAGAATACTTTGATTCAGATTTCAAATTGACTGAAGGTTACTGGAAGTTTATGAGTCATTACAGAGAAACTACAGATAATGACTTTAATACGATCTTAGATTCTAGACAGATTGATCCAAATATATGGAAACTTACACATTCCGTTGAGATGAAATATAATAGATTTGTGATGTATCCATCTTATGCATTTCATACAGCATATGTCGAAAAAGAATGGTATCAAGATGAAAAAAGAATAGGCCTTGTGGGTTTCTTAAAATAATCTAAATACTACAAGACTAGATTTTTTCAAAAAATGGTATTTGCAGAAAAATTTGCTAGCTTACATGATAATGGAGAGTTCCCTTATTTACTGAATGAAAGTATAGTAGAAGATATAAAAAATGTAATGTCTAATAATAGTGCTCCTTCTGGAGTATTGATTGAAAGAAATTTTACTACAAATACCCATAAAGTTATTTTGAATCAATTTCCAGATAATGGTCATTTTGATCCACGATTGTTACAATTAGATTATTTTAGAAATATTTGTTTAACCGATCAAAAAGTGTTTCAAGATGGAACATTGGTTGAAAAAATATACAGTTTAAATACTCTACCCTTAGAAAATAGTTATGGTGAATCATCCGAAACAAGAGATTCAATCAAAAACGTATTTGATACTTGGAATTCTTATTACAAAAGATTCTTAGATTCAGTTCTTAAGTGTTTTGATGGAGAAAGTGAAAACTTTTTGGGTGCATTATCTTTTAGCTGTAATGGATGGGGAGAAAATTATAATCCAGCATTAGACGGTAAATTTAATCGTTTAATTTGTCATGAATATCCAGATGCACAATTTGATAGAGATAAAGAGATAATTGAAAAACTTTGCAATCTCTATAAAATTGTTGAAACTGATGATGATAAATTGGAGTTGGATTCTATCATAAAAAAAATTGAACCGATTTTATCGAAAGAAAATTTAAAACTAAACTATAAATTAATTCAATCAAAACTTGAACATAAAGAATTTGAAATGATCATTTATCCAATGATTCATGATCATAGAAATGATATTTTTGTTTCTACATTAAAATGTTTGCATGAAAATTTTGACTTTGATTTAAATGCAATCAAAGATCTTTCGGAATGGGAGAATGGAGAAAGGTTATTTGGATCTATTACTTTAAGATTGATTAAAAAAGATAAAGTTGAATTAGAATCTATATGTTCTTATGGAACACTTTAAGCACTTTGTATAGAGGTTGGCCCTTGTAAGACAGCTATACTTGTTATTGAAGTAACGTAGTTATATCCAGCGATAGATCCACCAGCTCCTCCGCCAGTACCACCTCCACCTCCGCCGCTACCTCCACTTCCCCCTTGGCAGTTACCTCCTTGACCACTATTACCTGAACTGCCGCTGCCTCCGTTAGTGCCTGCGCTCCCCCAAGTTCCACCATTACCACCGTCTCCACCACGACCGCCACCGTTTCCTGGGTTGGATCCACCCGATCCATTAGCGTTAGCAACTTGAGTTAAAGTTCCGGAAGAATAACGAAATCCTCTACCTACTCCGCCACTTCCTCCACTTCCGCCACTATCTCCACCTCCACCAATTTGTTGGTCACATGATTCACAATATTGCCATCCAGCAAACCCGCAAGAATATCCTCTCTTATTTTTTCCAGCATCACCTTCTCGACCTCCGCCACCGCCGCCACCGCCACCTCCTCCTCCACCACAGATACTAGCTCCAGTTCCTTGAATACTAGTAGTTGAAAAGAGAGATAACGCTAATCTGCCAGCAGCACCATCCCCTCCTCTACCACTAGGCCCTCCTCCATTACCACCAACACCATTAGAGGTACTTGTGCCATTTACTGTTCCTCTATGGCCAAATATTCCTCCAGAAGTTAATACTAAATTAATCGTAGATCCAGCTAAAACTGGTACAGTTAAAGCCGGATTTGAATTTTGAGAAATGATGTAACCATCTACAATTATATTTTTTTTAAGGCCAGATTGATAATTTGCTGTTCCAAATATAGTTTGTGCATTTAAATTTTCTTCTACCCCAGTTATAGTGGCCGTAGCGGTGGTATTTGCACTATAGAAATTACTAAAAGAAATTGGCCCACTTGTGGGTATAGATGTATTTGATGGAGCATCTGGTACAAAAGAACCATTTCTATATAATTGCAACAAAGAAACCTCTCCAAAGGTTAGATCTTTTAATTTGGTTCTGAGTTCTGTATTTGCTGATATACTTCCAGAACTTACAACTGGGTTTGTTGAGATGTTTATTGCCATTTTTTACATCTTTTTTAAGTATTTAGATTTAAATGATCAAAATAACCAAAATCTAAGGCTAAATCAATTTCCCATAAGAAATATGGATGTACTGCTGGAGTCACTGTCCATATATTTTCTAAAGTGACCGCACGTTCTCTAGTAAATGTTTGATCAGTCGCCAACTTCATTATCTCGGATCCTTCCAGTCGTTTCAAAGATCTTCCTTTTGCATATCTCCAAAATTCTGTATCGTAAGTGCTTCCTTTATGATAATGAAAACATATTAACTCTTCCAGTGATGATAATAAGTTTCTATATTTTTGATTAAAACGATCTTCAGAAATATCATCAAAGATATACTCTAGGAAAAACTCACAGACATTTAAGAAAATTGGAACAGCATATCCATGTAAAGGTTCAAATGTATAAAGTCTATTACCATTTCTGATAATTCTATTTTCAACACATTTTTTAGAGTAGTAGTGATTAAAATCTAATATTTTTGTATTTTCTCTCAAATAATCTTTATCAATATATCTTGAGATTTCATGAGTTCTCAATAACTCACTACAATTTTCTATTGCTTGTTCTTTATCCGTGATGTCCCTGTTGAATAAGTATCCCCAGGCACTTCTACTATTAATAGGAATACCAAACATCCAACCATCCTTGTGTGCGACATGATAGGTATAATCTAAATCACATGGTTTATCACAGACATTCAGAATTACAGAGTTGACTGATATTGAATCTGGAATCTCATAAGTATCATCTATCTCTGGAACACCTCTACAATCGAAGATATAATCATAGGTCAAAGTTTCATCATCAAGTTTTACTTGAACTTTGTTTTGAGATTGAGAAATATCTAGAACCTTACCATGTATTTCTGAGAACTTATGACTCCAAAATTGGTGCAATCTTTTGAATACAAAGTCTCTCAACTTAAAGGTATTCATATGAAGACCATTCACCGATAGTGGAATGTATCCATCCTTATCAGACCAACCAGAAAACATGATTCCATGTTTAACTCTGGCATCAGATTCTTCCAGATCAAAGGGAATTGAATAGTTTGTAGCTTTCCTTAGGACTTGTACAAAACTATGATTTAACGCCTCCCCAACACCGAATGTGGGAAGATCTGGGTCATAAATGCAATCAACCTTACACCACTTAGGCAAATGAGAACAAAGACTGGCAGCGGTTACAACACCACCAGTCCCTCCACCAACAATACCAACCCTCATAAATTAGTAATCGTAAAGACTATCCATATATTTCTTTTCCATGTTATCTAGTCTATCGGAAAGTTCCTTGATAGCCTCGATGAGAAGTGGAACAAGTTTTTCATACTTAACTACGAGTATATCTTCACCATCAATAGACTCTTGTTTTACTGCCTCTGGGAGTATTTGTTTTACTTCTTGTGCAGAAACACCAACCTGAGAAACGTCAGAAACAAATCCAAGTTCAACTGCCTTTTCATTCCAGTTGAATGTAAATCCACTCAGAGAGAGAACTTTTTCAAGTGCATTTGGAATTATTTCTTTGTTGGTTTTTAATCTATCATCGGAAGCAGCATTAGCAAATGCAGTAATATCACCTCTTACAAATAGATTGTTATTGGATACAGTTCCACTTGCGTTTAAGTAGAAATTGGGGTTAACTCTCATGGTTTCCCCTGCGGTACTTGTAGATCCAGTTGCAAATACTAGGTAGTTAGTGCCGTTAGTACTTGCTGTTGTATCAACAGTATCTGAAGATGTTGAATTTCCAGTTAATGCTCCAATAAAGGTTGTCGCAGTTACAACTCCACTAACATTAACTCCATGAGCGTTTACAACTATACCTCTATCCGAGTCAATTAAACCAGTAAAAGTAGAAACTCCACTTACTGTAAGACCATTACTTGAAATTCTTACACCGTCTCCAACCCACAATTGTCTTGCAACTCCCAAACCACCAGTTAATTGTACTGAACCAGTGGAAGAACTAGTTGATTGTGTATTGCTACTTACAACTAAAGTACCCGCAACAGAAGCATTTCCAGTCGCACCATCAACGGTAAATCTATTTGTATTAACTACAATAGATCCAGTAGCACTTATGTTTAGAGTATTTAAATTGACAGTTCCTGCACTGAAACCACCACCACTTCTAATAACAACACTAGCACCTGTAGTATCTGTTGAAGAAGTATCTAACCCATCCAGGTAATCAGCATTTAAGTTTGTAACTTTGGTTAGAGAGCTGACTACAAATGGAGGTGTTCCGGAAACTAATGTACCAGAGGCGGTAGATGTATATTGTCTTGCGGAAACGTCTCCCGAAGTTCCACAATTAATATTCATACTTCCTGCAGTTGGATTTGTAGCTCCAGGTCCAAAAGCACTAATAATACCAATGTTAGCGTAGATACCTTCACCAGCACCTGTTCCAGACAACCAGAGTTTACTTCCAATTCTTGCGTTTTGATAGTATAAAACACCACCATTAGCACTTGTTCCTCCAGCACTTCCGTATAGAGTAGTAATAATACCAGTATTGACGTAAGCAGTTGGAGCACCCATCCAACCAGTGACAACAGCAGTGGTTGTGAATCCAGTGTTAACGTAGGCAGTTGGAGCACCTAACCAACCAGCAACAGGTGAAGCTGCTCCACCTAGATGAGAGTATCCTACGGTTGGGATGACTAATGTAGTTACAACTCCAATCTGTGCAAACATATTGGTTATGACGCCAACTGTGCTACTGAAGTTCGTTACAACACCTGAATTGATATGAGCTAAAGGAGTTGCAAATCTATTATTCGCTCGAATCCCATTTGAGAATGTATCCGTAATAGTAAGAGTTGTAATTGTCGCGGCAAGACCAGTAATACAAGTAATGAGACCTACTTGCGAATCAATAGTTGTAATTGTTGCTGCGGAACCTGTAATGGAGGTTATAATTCCATTAGTGATGAAAGCATCTTTATTGACAGTGATAGTATCAATACCAACTTGAGTTCCTCTAAACTCTGTTGCTGTTATAATACCCAAATTACATAATAGATTTCCAACAGAAAGCGTTCCTGCAAATGTACTGATTCCACCAAATACTGAGTTGATTGAATTTTCAAATCTTACAGTTGGATTTGTAAATGTTACTGCATAACCAATAAATTCTGCATTTTGAAACTCTGCGATTGAGTTTGCATTAGTGTGCCTGATAGTATAATTTGTACCAATTCCACCAAATCTAATAACCTTATTAATATCGATCTCGTCAAAGTTTGCATTACCAATAGCCTGAGCTCCAGCAAATGTAACTGCACCACCAACATATAAGTTCTTTACTTTTACCGTTCCATTGACTTCTAAAGCATCGGTAAAGTTATAAATATCAAAACTTTGTCCAATTCCAACTTTATCTAAAGTTAAGAAGTCACTATTCTTTTCTCTAGAAATAATTCCAAATCTACGCCAATCACCATCTGCATATACATGTCCAATATGACCGCCAGCATCAGGAGTAGAGAGGAGTGAAATGTCACCAGACTTTTTGGCATCAGTAGGAGTAGATATACCAACTGTAATAAGTTTTGGTTGAGATGCGACACCTTTTACATATAAGTCTCTTGTTTCTAAACCATCTTCCGAGGTATTTGTAAGTTTTTGGGAGAAATTAACAGGACCATAGAATTGTGACGTTTGGTTATTGTTTTCGCCACCTTCAACGGTGATTCTTTCTTTTACAACTAAGTCATCGAAAATACCACTATTTCTCTTAACAATTTCTGTATCGGAATCATCGCCAAAATAAGTGATAACTGGTGCTTCTAATATTTCTTCCTCTCCAGTAGCTCCATTAATCTTTGTAGCACCAGAATAAAATTCACCACGGTCATTCATTCCAGTATAAACTACAGTACCTCCATCTTGTTCTCTAGATTGAGAAATTGAAATTTCATCATTACTTAAAATTCTATTCTGTTTTAATGGCAGACCAGTTGAGTAATTTCCAGGACCATAACCGAGATATTCAAAAGTGTGACCAGATGCACGAAGAATTGATGGTCTGCGGAGTTCTACTGGGATGATACGTATTTTTTTAATTACGGAACCTGCTACTGATGATGTAGCTAATGTTGAGAATTGTCCTCTAATAACAGTGAAACTATCAGCAACTGGATCTGACCCCAATCTAATAATTTCGGATCCAATTAAAATATAATCACCTTTGGAGAATCCTTTCGAGCTTGTAAATGTTATGTTAGTATCGGATGAAGTAATTGGTGAGGATAATGTTGTGCTAATGCCAGCATAAAGATAATTTGATCTTCCTCCAAGATTTTCTTCTCCAGAACCAAGAGATTTGGCGTTAGCTGTTATACCACCCTTAAATATCCTTACATTAGTGAAATTGGTTGAGACGGTAGATGTTGTAATTCCAGATAAAAATGTGAAGGTATTGATTCCAATGACTTCACTAACAACAAATTTTTGTTGTGCATAATAGGTATTTGTGGATGCAAATCCAATCAATCTGAATGAGTTGCCTGGCAATAAACCATGAGCTTGAGAACATGTTATTGTTGTAACTCCAGATTGTCTAGTTAAAACTGCTGTAGAAATTCCTATCGAAGGTCCTGCATGTTGCGCTAATGGATATCTGTAATCATTTCTTGCGAAATATGTAACTCCGATTCCATTCGGATTTAAAATTTCTATAGATTTGGATGATGGGACATTAATAATCTTGAATATTCCATTCAGAAGTGGGTCAGCAAATCCACTAAGTTCTATGGAATCATTAATATTTGAATTAATTTCAGTTACTTCGACAATTGCATATGAACTTGGAGATCCTGCTGGGAAAGATGATATAGTCATGGTGTTTCCAACACCATAAGCTGAACCACTATCTACAAGCTCAATTGCGGAAATTGTGTTTCCGATAGAAATACTGGCTTTTACCGAAGCGTTTCTTCCTAAAATAGACCCATTTTCTAGTTCTGCAGAATAAAGTGTACTACTTACTCCTGCAGAGTTATTATATCCGATACCCCCATCAATTAGAGAAATACTCTTAATTGAATTTAAGTTGTGATCATTATTAGTATATAAAGTTACCGTTGTATTTCCACTTCCCGTAATTACTGCGCCAGTAATTGCGTATCCAACTCTATTATTGTCTAAGAAGAAACTCAAACTTTCTTTTGTTAAAGATAATTTCTTATCATTTGTATTAATTTTACCTAAGGGAGATAGTTCTGCATAACTAATAGTTCCTTCTGGATCTATTACAACATTGTCCCTATCGACTTGTGGATATAGATTTCTAACATCTTGGTTGAACTTCCTTTCACTAATTCCATATCCAACATCAGGTTTTGGACTTACGCTACCAGCAATTAAAGTTAATTGATAGATACCATCTTGTCCATCTGCACCAGGAACTAATTTTTTAACTTCTTGGCTTCTATAGATGAATACACTATCTCTGTATTTTTCTCTCTGTACTAAAGGTAAAGACTCTATTTGTTGTTGAGTCGATCTTTGATTTGTCTGATTTAAAAATGTTCCAGGATCACTAGAAAGGCCTACATATTGGAAAGTTCTTGGGGATGGTGTTGAAGAAATTACGAAAGATCCATTATAAGGTAAAAGTGAACTTCCCGATGTATTATTACTACTTACTACATTGGTAATTTTAACTGTATCTCCAGGAACTAAATTATGAGGCAACTCTGTTTTAATAGTAACTGTTCCCGCAGCATAAGTTGCATTAACAATAAGTTTTGGGTTTCTTAGTTGAGTAGAATCCGAAACTCCAGAAGTAATGAAAGATACGGAACCAATACCTACATTTTTTGTTTCTTGTAAAACAAATCCATCAGTTGGTGGTCTAGCATTAGTAAATTCTTTCGGGATAACGTAACGAACTTTATAAATTCTTTCATCCAGTCCCCTATTATCAACTTTTCTAGTTACATAAGTTGATCCAGTTTGATTTCCTAAAATAGAAGTACCAATACCCACAATACCATCATATATGGTATTAAAGAATGTTACTGGAGATCCTGTAACATACCATTGTTTTTCTGTAGTATCATATTGTATTGGATGGCCAGGTTCTCCTGGTAGTTTGTCTGCAACGGCACTGATAATTTTTAATTTACCGCCTCCATTTGAAATTCCTGTAATTGTGTTACCTGAATTAGTATCATTTAGAGTTGAAGATAATTTAATTTGATTTGCAGCTAAACCAGTAGTATAAGCATAGTATATTTTATCTGCTAAAATGTTATTTGGAATCTCTCCGGTGTCACTATAAATTCTTACTTTTTCTCCATTGAAAAGTTGGTGTGTTCCAGTAAAAGTGAAAATATTATTAGTAATACTATTGATTCCTAACGATCTACCTACAGTATATGATTTTTCTGAAGAAGTGGAAATTCCACTAGGAGATTGCATCAGAATGGGACTCTTATAATTATTCTCTTGAGCTCCAATAATAATTGAAAGGTTTAACTCCTCACCTTTCTTAGCTCCAATTTTATATGAATCGATCTGTGAAGGAGGGGGAATATCAATACTTTTATATCCAGCAATATATAATCTCTCCGTTTTTGCCGCAGATACTATTTTTTCTGCATCAAGAGATAGCCAAGTAACGTTTGTAGTTCTATTAAGAGGTTCTCTTGGGGGAATAATATGAGTTATATATCCAACGTCATCTCTATCAAAAGACTCTGGTCTAAATCCGGTAGACTCTAGAGAAATAGCACCGAAGTTGGAGTTGGAGTTTGTAATAGATTGGTCGCCACCAGATTCGGCGACAAAGTGTCTAGCGAATCCGATTGCAAATATTGAAACACACTGGATGATAGCATTATTACTACACCTCATGTGTGTAGATTCCCAACCTAACTTATAAATTGCGCGAGAATTGATATGTAGAGGTTTATCGTTTTCGGCAGCTGTTAAATTATCATTGTATATTCCCGAAATGGGATCATATATTAAAAATGCATTATCATCTTTTTGTAGAGAAATACCAGTAAACTGAGCGGTCAACATGGATTTAAATCCAGTTGCCTTGGATCCATCAGCATGAAGTCCATTCATACCATAAACGGATCTCAAGGTACATGAGAAAATATATGGAGATGCTGAAGAAACACTATCGGATTCTACAATAACACTAGCATTTACAATATCGGAGTTGGATGGAAGTGGATTTGATGGAGTTACAGCAGAAATAAATTGGAACTCAGTTGAACTAGTGACATCACTGACTATTAAAGATCCGTTATATGAGGTTAGATTGGTTGTAATACCGGATATTAATACTGGAGTATCTTTATAGAGTCCATGGGGTTTATTGGTTGTTACCGTAATAGTGGAAGTTGGAGTGATGCCATTACCAGCCCGAATGCTAGTAATACCAACCTCATCGGCACGAAGATCTCCTACAATTCTATACTCATCAATTGATGGTTCAAAATCAGTACTTGCACTTGGGAAATTAGCTAATCCTCTACCTGAACTGTCTCCATAAGCATAGGTAACTTTTGCATAATACATCTCCAAATCGGTGATGTTTTTTGTCTCACTGCCTAATATTGCAGGATTCAAGCCATCAGCATACTCAAAACAAGTTAATTTATGGTGCGAATAATTTGGTACAGTTTTTCTTCCAGTAGAGTCTTTGTATGCAGCTCTTTGTAGATCTGCGTCAAAAACAGTAAAAGCTGTGAAATAACAAGTACCAGTAACTCTAAAAATCGCAGTAGGATCTACCAGATCATTCTGTGGATCTGGTACATACATTGGACGAATTTTTGTTTTCCTAAGGTCTAAACCAACAATGGAAGTACCTCTAGGTAGAATTGTTCCACCATAAACCGAGTTGAATTTATATAAATCATTATTTTCATCAAAAATATCAAAATTACTACTTTCATTAAACTCCGTAATGGTTGCACCGGAAGTAGTCCAAGAAAAATTTAAATATTTTTTAAATACTGCAGTTCCCGAAGAATTTTCAATAGAGTATCCTGGTCTATTATCAATATAGTGAGTTCCTGGATATACTAAAATAGTTGTATTATCAATTTTATCGTTATTTCTTCCAGATTGATATGAGAATCTTGCAGCCTCTAGTAATGCCCTCTGAATTGTTCTGAAGGGTCTTGTTAAGGAGTTACCTCTGTTTTCAAAACTATCGGTGGCATCAAAATCCGAAGGATTTACATATAAGATATTACCTTCAGCATTTTTTAGGAAATTCTCTAATCTACTTAGGGGCATCTTGTTTTCCTACAGTGACAAATCTATTCTTTTAGTATTTAGACACAACAAAACCTCCTAGATTATAGGAGGTTTTGAGCACACGGAAGGGCGTTGTCGCTGGTGTCTTAGTATCACCAGTTATTATATTACCACTTAACTTCTTTCCAGGCAAGCCTTTCTCTCAATTCCTTTTGAAAAACCATAAGATAACGATGTTTACGAGAGCGATCACGCCACTCACCGTCAATGCCGCTAACGCTACCCCTAGAATGTTTGGTTCCATCTGCGTAATAAAAGTCTTTTTTAGGGTCAGTTAGACCGTAGTATTGAAAATTACAAGCTCTGTATATAGTTCCAGTGTGGTGATCAGCGTCAGCATAACTAAGAATAGCACGAACTGCGGCATCTTTTCTAAACCTCCTAATACATTTACTCACAAACCATGAAGTAATATTATATTCTTCTTTCTGTACTTCTGGATCTACACATAAACGAGAGAGTTCAAACAAACCCTCTTGTTCATCTCTTTGTAGACCAAATGCACCTACGGCTATTTCTGGAACAGGGAGACCAGTAAAAACGCAAGTAGCAAGACACTTCCCAATTCTAAGAGGGCATTCCCACTCAGTATGTCTGAAAAGTCCATAGTTATACCCAGATTTAAAGTCTTTTGACGCATCTTTTAGATAATGATGAGTATAAAGAAGATCTTTGATTTCTTCCTTACTAACTCTATCTATATAAAAATCACTCTTCACTTAGGTATAATTACTTATTTTGTTTGTGTTTCACGATATATTCTACAGTATTTGCAACATCATGCATAGCGGTTCTTAGATCACTCTGATTTCCCGTATGTTGATCCATCGTTTGTGGATCAGTCAGAGACCATCTCCACTGATTCATTTGTTCGTTATGCCAGAGATTAATGATCATTTTAGAACTTTAACTCAAAGCCCACGGTCGGACTTGAACCGACGACCTACGGTTTACAAAACCGTTGCTCTATCCAGCTGAGCTACGGAGGCAGAAAAGATCGGATTATTTCCGATTAAATTGGAATACTCCATGATAAGAACCCCAAACTTGTTCGTTTGTTTCCGGGTCAAATCCTTTATCGACTACATTATAATAGTCATTTCCAAGAAAAGCTTCTGTTGCAAGATATGTGTTCTTTCCATTCTTTTCAACAAAACATTCATTGCAGATGTTTTGTCCATGAAACTCATCTTTTTCTTCATCATAAGTAAACTCAACGTCACATCCTGTTAGATAAGTTTGGGTTTCTCCATCTTCTTTATAGGATTTTAGAATGATTTTTCCATCTTTTTGAGTTACTTCAATAATAGCTTGACGATAGGGCTCTTTGTCAATAATGTACTTTTGTGTTACTTTAAACTTGTTTGACGATATTTTAACATGGGTTAATTCAATCATAGCAAATTCTCTAGGCATGTAAAAAGCCTGAGCTTGATTATTAAAGTATCCCTCAAAATAAGAAATAAATTTTGATTTGATAGTCATTTTCAGAAATATTTTGATTTATTTATAAGGTAGGGCGAGGGAGACTTGAACTCCCACGGGCATAAGCCCAACAGATTTTAAGTCTGGTGTGTCTACCGATTCCACCACCGCCCCATATTTTTAGGTAGGACTGCTGAGACTTGAACTCAGTTCACACCGTTATAAGCAGTGGGCCTTAACCCATAGGCGACAGTCCCATAAAAACTTATTCTTGAGTATAAGTTTTGGGGTGATATTTGAGATACTCAAAGAATGTGAGTTTCATCTCTTTTTTAGTCATGCCACAATGTTTTGCAGCAGCGGGTAGAGTCATCGTACAGTTGAATAAACCTTCATTAGCCTCTTGAACATTTTGTGGGGTGGTTTTAATCGCTGGTTCTTTTAAAGAACTAAAATCTATGTTAAGTAGACCCATATCAAAGTGGTACGATTTCTAGGTTTTGTACATTGAGTTCGGTCTTAACGTAAGACTCCCACCTCATTGCGTCTTCTATATTGTAGAACACGACTTCGTGTTTGGCAAGACCCTTTTTCTTTGGTTTAAGGTACTGGACTTTGTATTTCATAAAACAAATCCAGATTCTTCAAGAGTTTTGGATATAGTATAATACTTTTCCGGTTTCTCAAAGGTTTTGTGTATGTCAAAGTTCTTAGTTTCAAATGATTCTAAAAGATATTTGGCAAATTCTTGGTTTTGAATTTTGGTGAGATGATTAAATCTTTTTTTATGTTCTTTATCATTTGCAAAAATCCATGTTTTTGAAAATTGCATCATATCTCTAAGTTCTATTCTATACATTCCTGGAATCACTTTTGATGTGATTTTATTTTTATCCATCTTAAAAAAGTCAAAACACTCTATATTTACAGACTCTGGACGTTTTAGTTTAACACTATCTCTCATTGCAATAATATTTAATAAGTTTTTATTTGGATATTTTTCTGAATATTGATTTTCATCTTTAATCCAAGATAGGAGTAGTTTGTCTGTATTAAGTTCTTTTATGTCATTAAAATATATTCCAGCCGCATTTATTTTTTGTTCACTATTGCCAACTGAAGACATTGTTTCAGTGGAAGGAATGAAACATAGATGGTGTTGTAGAATAGTTTTATTTTTTTTATTGGAAATTAGATAATTTCTATTATGTGATGTCCATAAAAAATATATTAGATCATATTGTTCATGAGTTTCTAAAAATTTAAGATATGAAAATCCTACCGAGGTAGATGGACAACCAAAAGTTGTTACTTCACATCTCATCAATTCTCCAAAATATTTTGGCCAACCTTCATAATCGGCTGCAAAACTGTCTCCGTATATTGCTATTTTAGTCAATCTGCGACTACCTCACCACGCAGTTCTGCGAGTTTTGCAGTTGCAAGACTCTCAACACAAGTCCAGTAGAGTTCCCCACTCATGGGGAAGTTTTCACGACAAAAATACTCTGCGGTGTCTTCTTGTAGACCCTGAAGAGACTTCAGGGTATCACGATCAATTTGCATGGTGTGTCTTTGATTACATGGCTATAATACCAAAGACCCACTGGACTAGTCAATGGGTCTGTGACACTTCTTTATGTGTCATTCAAATTCATCTAGATCTAGATCTTCCAATATGTTCACATCCAATTCCAATTGTTTTAATTCATTATTTATAGCTCCCCTACCCCTTCTATAACCCCATGCTTTACTTTGTTTACTATCTCTTATAGTTCTCAAAGTTGCAGATTTTGAAATATAATCATTTAGTATAACTAAATTGGCAGTTTTTGTGGTCTCTAGTTGAGACTCTGTTGTAGTAATATCGGAATTAGCGGAAGAACATGTACCTCCACTTGGAGCAAGGGCACTGGTGGATGTATATGCAATGCCGGCGGATGGTGTGGTTGATCCAACTCCTACTAATGTAGTTAGAGTTTGACCCTCCGTTGCGTAACTAAAAGTGTATCCAATAACACTCCCACCACTTAAAATAGGAGTATTTACTCCTGGCCATAATTCATTTCCTATGTAATAAGATGCAAACCCTGCCCCAACAGAAGGTTCTGGATCAACATCTTCAGTGTAAGTTTTAGTTACATCTGGATTGCCATTATTAATCAAACTAATTAGATGTCCATATCCAGTCTTATTATCATCTTTAATCAGTCCTACCTCTACAGGATTTTCTCCATTTGTTGTTGGATCAAAAGATTCTGCACTTCCCGTCTGTCTAAGAACAAAGAAGTTATCATCTGAAGTTCCACTAGCAGAAGTTTCACTAATAAAAATTGTTGGATATGATGTGTAAATTCCAACATTAAAAATTGATTGAGATGTAGAAGCAATTGCAGGTTTACTTAGAATTATAGATGTCGTATCAATTGAGAAACTTGTAGTTACTCCAGCAGTATCAATTCCAGTTATACTAATAGTAGTGGTTCCAAATCCTACAACAACACTATCTGTTGAAGTTATTCCTGTTCTCCATATAGGATCTCCAGTACTTATACCAGATGTAGTATTAACACCAGAATATGCAAGAATCGTTGATCCAAATGAAATACTTGCTCCAAATGTTGTACTTATTCCTAGTAAAGAAGTTGATCCAAATCCAACAACTTCTGGCAAATTTCCAAGTGTAAAAATCGTTGGAGATTCAATAGAGTCTGTTATAGTATCATTTGTTTGAATTCCTGATAAAATTGTGAATCCATTTGCATCTGTTGTTGTATCATAAACAATCATGTAAGTACTTCCTATACCTACAGAAGCACTAGGAATTTCTTTTACTGCGCTTGATCCATAGTCACGATCTTTCGGTCTTTTATAATACTTTGCGCCATAATAATTGATTGTTCTATAATCAGCTGCAATCTTTTCTACTTTATATGTATTATATGTCTTACTGAATGGCACTCCAAGAGTGTTTATTCCACTAACAGTACTGGTAGATTGCAAAACCCAATGCAAATCATTCTTACACCCAATACTAACTCTATTTCTATATGCGTCTTGAACTGCAGTAATTTTGGTATTGATTTCTTGAATTGGTGTAGGGATTTTTTTGTCGATATTGACGATTAAATCGTCATACATATCCAGATCAATGTCAAGTAGTAATAATAAATCATTAATTTGTTCATATTGTTGTCTCTTTGACTCTATTTCACTTTTCATAGAGTCTATAATTTTCGTAGACTTTTTGGATGAAGTAGAAGTACTTAGACCTAAGGCTTTTTGAATTAAGATGGATGCATCAGAAACCCCACTAGTTGATGATAAAGATGCTGTAGTTCCTATTCCTGTAGACATTATCTATTCACTCCTATAAAGTCTTGTCCTGGATAATCTTTTGGAGATTCTCCTTCATATTCTATTATTAATTTATCCAAATCATTTCTTTCTGCATGAATAATATAATAACAATTGATTGCACTACCTTCCCTATTTTTAATGACTACTTTTCTTCCCCATTCAATCTTCTCGACAAATAATTCTTGATATGATCCAAAGGGGGTTAGTTGGACAGTAATAGTTTCTGGATCAATTAATCCATTCCAATATTCTGGTAAATCAATAACACTATTATTTTCTAGTTTGCCTCGATAGTAAACACCAATTTCTGGGCCTTCTAATGATACATGACGTAAACGATATCCCTCTTTATTTGGATGTTTAATGTCAAAAGGTTTAGCTGGTAATGCTTTTGCTAACGTAATTTCCGCAACAGTTTGTGGATTAATACCAATTGTTGTAGAGATATCTCCTATAAACCTTGCGGCAGTACAGGTTTTATCAACTATTACTGTATTAAATACGTTAATAGAGGAACCACTATTTAAGGATGATTTGACATTTATTCCAGATGTAGCGCTTAGTGCAGCTCTGATTGTGGCTCCACTTTTTGTAACTAATCCAATAGAATTGGTAATCGCCGATCTATTGAGAATACCAATAATATTTGTTATACCTTTAACTTCTAGAGAGATTGGATTTAATAATCCAGGCCCTATCATGCAATTAGCGGTAGGGATTGGTGTTCCCGTGCCTATCCATACAGGTCCATTTAATATTGATGATCCAGGGATTGCCGGAACTGCCGGTAAAAATGAATAATCTAGTGGGCCAACGCAAAGTTTATCCCCAACATATTGTACTGGTGTTGCTGGCATTGGTCACTTACCTCACTCAAAAAATGATTTAAATTTTTTAACAACTCCTAATAATTGACTCAGAATACCTGATTGTTGTTCTTCCGTTCCAGTATTAGATGTATTTTGCATAAGTCCAGTCGAATCTATAGTCAATGCTCCAAAAGATATTCCATTAGACATCACAGTATTCATATTAGTTCCTTTAAAACTCTGTATTGGTGCTTGAATAGAGACTTGTTTATTTGAATTTATTGTTATTTCTCCACTTCCATCAACAGCAACGATTCTAATGTTTCTTGCCTTTAAAATTATATCTCCACCCAGAGCTTCAATTACTATATTTCCACTTTTTGCTTTTATAACCTTTGCAGGTTCATTTTCAGCTGTTTCTTCACCACAAATTTCATAAGATGTTTTTTTACATGCATCAAGTTTATTTCCTTCTTCTGTGTACTGAAAACCTTGACCCATATCCGTGATCACGGAATAATCAATATATTTACCCGCAACATCTTTTACTCCGGATTTAATTACAAAACCGGGTTTCTTTTCATAATACTCTTTTGGTTGGTCTGTCATACACAGTCTACTACGTTTATGAATGTACTTATTCCGGCTGATAGAGCTGGATTATTCGTAATGTATCTTGGTACATATTCGACGACCGGATAGAGTATAGCCCCCTGTCCTGTCTTAGTATTTATGGTGATAGTTGGATAGGTATTAAATTCTTGTTTGCATGACTTTGGAGATGTTACTCCAATTATAGACCCATTAGAAGTTAAAATAGGTTCATATACACAACTTCCTGCTACAATTGTATCTCCAGATGTATACCCTATTCCAGGACCTTCGACTACAATTGAAGTTATTATACCGACAGCAATGGTAGAAATTCCTACAGTTACACTTCCAATTCCGGTTGCAATTGTCCCAACTCCAGTGGCCGTTGTCCCAACTCCAGTGGTAGTTGTTCCAATTCCTGATAGATTTGTAGGGCAGTATCCTTCACCAGGTTCTACTAGATAAATTGATTCAATACTACCAGTATCAGTTATTGTTGCTTTTGCAGACGCACCTTTACCATAGTTGGACTTATCAACAATAGTAACTGTTGGCGGTTGAGTGTATCCTTTTCCTGGATTTAAAACTTTAATAGATATTAAAGATCCATTTGATGAAGATACTACCGGTATTGCTGATGCATCTATTCCATCACCATTGATAATAACTTCTGGTGGAATGCATGTATAATATTGTATTCCTATTGGTAAAGATGGGCATTCATCTTGATTTGTTGGATTAATTGCAGTCTCTCTACACTCTTCAAAAGGTGTATCGCCAGATCCATACATTGATAAAAATCCTATTGCCTCATCAATGTCATCTCCCAATCCACCCAGAATGTCTATATTGTTTAAAGTATTCGACCAATTATCTGTAGATGGCAGTTTTATTCCACCAAAAGGATCCCAGGTAGAAACACTCTTACAAGCCAAAGAGTCACAATCCAAGAAACTCAAAAGTTGTTGAAGAATATTTACTGCATTTGTTATTTGTCCTGTTATAGAACTTATTCCTCCGGCTAACCAATCCAATCCCGAAAGAAGAGTAGCCAGAGCACCATCAATCATATCTGCCAACTTAGAAATCAAGGCAGCTACTGTTTCTTCTGCTGCACATCTAGGAATACTTGGTGTTTGTCCAATTAACCCGTCCAATAGATTTTCAATGAAATCCATTATTGGCCCAAATAACTTTTCAAATAGACAGAAAATTATATTCAATATATTTTTAGCTGCTTCAGATATTGGAAGTTGAGCTACAGAAGGTAGAGTTATTCCTAACGCTTTAAATAATTTTCCAACCAATCTAAAAATATTGTCTCTCATCGCATTGATGACTGCCTTCATTAAAGATGCAATTAATCTTGCAACTTTAGATATAGATTGTCGAATATTTACTACTACATTTCTAATAGGATCTATAAAACCTAGAGCAGTTTGTTGAAGACCATTTACGAATTTTATAAAACTCTGTAAAGCTGCAGTAATGTCAGCAAGAATATTATTCCCACAACCATTTTCCCCAGTTACTTCATCAAATCTTGAGGCAAAGGCTAATTCGGCAGCGTCATCATAAAACAAAGTATCTTGTGGAACATATGGTTGTCCAAATATTGATCCAGAAAAAGCATCTGAATTTTTAGTACCCAAACTGAAGTTTGGTGGTGCGTCTAGACTTCCTGTAGAATCAGTACCAAATTGCGGATTACTGAAAATGCTTATTGCAGGGCCACTTTCTTTAGTAGTTTTTGGTACTTCCTTTAATTTTCCATCTTTTTGTCTTTTGACTCTTGTCGCACCTTTTGAGAGTTTTCCTTTTGAACCAGTAAATGGTTGAAAAGGATTTGGATTATCTACGTTTACTACCATTGGACTTCGGTAGAAACACGACATCACTACTGGTTGTTGTGCTTCTTCTCCATCTAAGAAAAATCCAAAGACAGACTCTCCCCCAACTAACATTGGCAGTTTTCCAAATCCACCTTGGGCTGGAGCTCCATCAGCGGCACTAGTTAGAATATGTGCCCAAGGCAAATCTTCATCTTTAAGTTCATTTCTATCAAAACTATGATATCCAATAATCCTTACTTTACACCTATAACCCCAAGATTTTTCACCTTCATCTATTCTTGTTTTTTCATTACGCCAAACAGATGGATCGGCAACTTGACCGATCCACCATACGAATCCATCTTTGCCAATAAAATTAGATTTCAGTAAGGATTCTTCTATCATTAGTCTTCGTAAATTCTACATTCTGAAGCATCAGGATGAGTATCACAGTACAACTCAAGAGGAGTTGGATCATGATTGTCTTCTGGATGATTTGCCTTATAAGCTTCTAAAGCTTCTAATTCTTCTTGAGTATGTCTTCTCGCTTGCGGAGAAGTAACTGGGTTGTCTAGGATTTCTTTATCCTTTGCAATGTGTTCGTCGATGTTTTTCATTGGTTTGCACCGTATAATCCGTAAGAATCTCTAACTAGTTTTAGAGATGTGACCATTTGTCCGCCTTCAAAATGGTGTCTTAACTCTTTAATAAGATAATTTCCACTTTGTTCTTCATCTACTTCACCAGATTTAGACGCATCAATTTTTTGGAATTGAGCGTATATAATGCCACCGGCTTTAAGATTGACGTTTAATGGTACTACCATATTTAGTGACTGCGTGAACAATAAATTATATCTTGCAAATGCTTTTGCCATATCAGTATTATCTCTTCCACTATCTGATGTAGATCCGGAAGAATCAACAATTCCTGTATCACTAGTTCTAAATAAAACCCTAGATGGTTTTGTACCAAAGTCTTTCGGATAACCTAGTTTTCCTTGACCACCTAATTTAGATTTAACTTCCTCACTTATATTATAAGTAATTCCTTCTACTTTATTTTCATAAAGGTCATAAAAATATGTGATATTCGAATACATTCCTACACGGAGAGATTTCATTAAGTCTATATTTTTTTCAAAATTGTAATTCAAAATATTAAAATTGTTTTCAGTTGCTCCTTGTTCTATTGCTTGGGTGTAAGTATATTTGGGAATATATTCTTTAGAAGTGCTTCCAGATTGAGTTTTTGTAGAAGATACTAATGTGTCTATACTTCTAAAATTAAATCCATCTTTATTTTCATAAAATAAAAATCCCGATACTCCTTTGGCTTTTGTACCGTTTTTACCGGAAGATGAGGTAGATGGAATTCCTTTTGGACCTAACCATGTTAATATATGAAATGGTTTTTTTACGGTTCCAATAAAACTATAAGAATTTGAAGTTTTTTCTATATTTTCCGACTTAAACTTCTTAGTTAAAAGAACATCTTTTAGTATTGATTCTACATGTTCATTAATAGGTTTTTTACTGTACTTTTTTTGAACTCTTGCGGTTTCATTGGTTAAAGCTTCTCTTGAGACTAAATGTAATGTGAAAAATTCTTTACTTGAATCGGTAACAATAGAACTCACTTTATAAACATAGAGACCATAATCATCATCTAATAAGAAATTTCCACTTACAGTATCAATATCTATTAATACTTTTTCTCCGCCACGAATTGGCAATCCATTGTAAATGGAATATTGGGATGCAATTTGCATATTCATTGTTATGCATGGAGATAAAATATCTTCAAAGTAATCACAAAAGACAAGAGAATTGCTTAAATCTATTCTTTTACTTCCATCTAAAGAAATAATTTCAATTTTTTTAATTTTTAATCCAGATATGGCTTCTGACATACTACATTGCCGATAAGTTTGTTAATAACATTGTCTTGAATAAGCTATTTAACAACACACCTTGAGGTGGTGGAGGCATAATCACAGTTCCCCCACCTCCACCACCAGAAGAAACTACCATTGGTCTTTGAGAACTTTCTCCAGAAGACATTATCATAGGCATAATTAATACAGACGACTGGCCACCAACATTATAATCTGGATACATTTCGTACTGCATTGGGTAATTTAATTGTGCAGATGGAGTGGGGCCTGCCATTACATTTTGCATTGGTACAGTATTCGCCACGTTCATTTGTTGGGATTGTGATTGACCAAAAGAAGTTTTTGAAACTACACCACCAGATTGTGATTGTGATGAAGGGGTTGGCATTGCAACCATACCACTGGACTGTCCTTGCTGTTGAGGTTTTATGACATTTGCAGTTGCAGTTATATCTGAAGAATTAGGCCCAGATTTTTGAACTTGAACTCCCCCTCCAGGCATTCTATAAAACTTTCCTTTCACTCCACCATATTCCGCATAGTAATCAGCCGGAGTTCCTTCCCAAGAAAATTTTGCACCACTACTTGAGTTTGATAATATATTTCCATTAGCAAGAACTATTCCAATGTGAATTTGTGGTGGTGATCCCCTATCATAAGAAATATAGATATCTCCAGCTTGTCTTTGATTTTCTGGAACTTGTTGCCAACCAGCTTTTATCATTGCTTTTTCGGCATCCGGTGCATATTCTGAAGTTCCCCAAGGAGGTCTTATTCCCGCAGCGGCAAATACTCTATTTACTGCCCAAACACAAGCTTCTCTACCTCCTCTAGGACCGGATCTACTGGAAAATCCTTTCATTTTTGCAGCAACGGTCGCAAGATTTGCGCCAGAACCACTAGGAGTTCCAGTAGGAGCTTTAGGCAATCCTCCTATAAATTGTAAAACAGCGGTTCCTCTAGCTCCAACTACTCTCTTACCAGGAACAGGTCCACCTCCAGCAATTCTTATAGCATTACTATCTCCTATAAATTCTGCGTCATTATATTTTCCTCTAATTCTAGAAGCCTCATTCGGTTCTAAGTGTAAAGGATCTTTTACCTCATATTTTGCAGATTCAATTGAAGCTCCTCCAGATTGAGCGCCTCTTACTGAAGCCTCATAAGCATCTCTGTATGCGACTGGGTTTGGTGGCACAACTACAACATTATACCCTTTATTCTTTGCAGTCTTTACCATCAATTCGGTATTTTTTTCAACTACTTGAGGGCTTCCATAATCATTAGTTCCATATGCTATGACTACAGTTTTACCTGACCCAGGTGATGCTCCACTTCCAGGATCTACTGGAGGTTCTGTACCTGGTGGAGCAACTTCCTCCGCTTGGGCTACCTGAACTGTTTGAGATCCAGAAGCATAATTTTCAAATCTAGCAACAACAGAATCAAATTTATTCAAAACTTCTGTCATTGATAAAGTAGACCCCGCAGCCGCTGCTTGCGCTTTTTGTTGTGCCTCTTGTTGTTTTAATTTTTCTTTCGCTTTTTCTTTAACAGAAGGTTCATTTCCAGAAAGTCCTCTTGCTGCTTCATATCCTCTATCCGCAAGATAACCTCCTAAGAAATTACCTGCCATACTTCCAACAACGAAACCTAAACCAGGAACGGGAATTAGTGCCTGTCCAATAGCACCTCCCAACATACTTCCTGCAAGAGCACCGCCTGCACCAGCTGCAGCCTTACCAGCGGATTCCCCTTCAGCAAGACCCGTAGCAAAATCCAATCCAGCAAAAATTGCATTTGCAATTCCCAATGCTTTCAGTCCACCTAATTTGACCATCGGGCCTTTTGTTGGAACTACTTTTGGTGGTTTTGCACTTTTAGATCCTCTTCCCCCGCCAAACATATTTCCAACTAAGCCTGCTGCATCAAGAGCACCACTCGCAACAGCAGATAATAAATTTCCAGGTCTGCCGAAAGTTGAAGCTACATTAATATTTGATATTTCTTTTAATTTTCTTTTTGATGGTAGTTTGATACCTTGAAGATTAGTAACTTCAACATCCATAAATCTCAAAAATCCTTGAAAGGATGATTGAGTACCTCTCATTGTAGACGCACTTCGTCTAATTGGAACAATATTATTTAAGGCAGAAAAGAATGGTGATGAATTAATAGCCATTTTTAATCAACCAAGTTATAAACTACTTTTGAATATAATGTGAGAAAATTGTCATGATTTGTTGATGTGAGAAACGGAGTCGAAGCTCCACCCTTACTCAGAATAGGAGGTGCGGCTACTTGAGACCCAACTGGAGTTGATTGTGATTGCGGAGAACTCATGTTCATTGGAACCACATTAACCTGTGGTTTTGATTGTGTTGCTGCTGGTTGAGAAACTGACCGTGCAAGTTGTTGTTGAGTTGTTGATTGTGTTGCCGCAGGAGTTACTACTGGAGGAGTTGTAGTAGTTGCAGCCCGTGTTGATGGTGATGCTCCTTGTGCTTTCAATCTTTCTGCATATACCTTTTGAAGTCCCTGTAATTTTTTAACTGGTTGTCCATAATAACTTGCACCGGTAGCTGTTGGGAATGAAGCCCATTCTGGAGATAATGCAGCAGCTACTCTTGGACTTAACCCTTCTTTTTGTAGGAGTGATTCCAATTCAGTTTCATCTTTAACTTTTATTCCAGCTTGATTTAGTCTTTTTATCGTCAATCTAACCGCACCCGCATCTTGTCTCTCTGGAGTCATTGCTCCACCACCAACACTAGCCCAGGTTCCAGGCATGAATTGGTAACGACCAAATGCAGCACTAGCGTATCCCCCACTTCTGATAACTTTGTCGGGATGTTTACTTAAATCTGCAGTTTGACTTCCTCCAAAATGTGTGTTATATCCTTGATTTGCGTATTTTGAAGTTCCTTCTGCGTATGCGATTGTATCCAATAATGATCTTGTAGCAGTACCAGCAGGCCCTTGTGCTCCAGGACCTGTTGCGGATGGACTAGGGGCTCCTGGACCTGATGGTGTAGGGGTTGGTTCTGGTTGGGTTACTTGTGACTTTCCAGGTTTCGCTGGTGAAGTTCCTCCTCCTCTACTCGCTAAATTTTGAATAGCTTTATCAAATCTATCTAATATTGCATTGAATCTTTCTAACAGAGGTCCGGTCAACCCCTCCCCAGTCTCAGTTTGTACAGGAGCTACTTGACTACCATCACCAGCATCCAACATTCCACTTACAATTCTTGATCCCAACATTCCAGCACCACCAACAGCACCAGCCATGCCAATCATTTTTAACATTCCTGACCTACTGGGCATACTTCTTCTTAATGGTCCACCAGGAACTTTGACATCAACATCTATTCCGGAACCACCTGGAGATGCTTTTGGTAAATTTGATAGTTGTTCAACAATTCTTACGATTGTTTGTCTAATTGTTCTTGCAACTTGAAAGGTCTCACTAAAGACTTCTTGAAGAGCTTTTAAATTATCACCTAATTTTTTTACATTCCTACGATCTCCCAGAAATTGAATATATCCTATTGCTTGATTATATAATTTTAAGAAGTTTTCAAGAATTTTATTAGGCATATCACTATCAATGCCTTGTAATTTTTGTTTGTATTCTTCTTGTTGACTCTGAAATTTATTTGTAATGAATTGTTGAACGTTTTGATTTATACCTTGTACCTTACTTTCTACATTATTAAGGATATTTGTAGAAAGAGTTTTAATTATTGATCCGAGATCGGGGACTTTTGGTGCAACCGCTGCAGCACCACGTTGGAACCCTACAATTTTATTTGCAGCTGAAGAAACAATAGAAGTTCCTAGTGGAGAACCACCAGAAATAAAGTTCATTGCACCACCAATTGATGCAGGTCTTTCTGCAACTCCTACACTTGGATTAATTGCTGGTTTAATTGCCACGATTTGCTGCCTGTTGTGCCTTTAAGTTTTCTTCTTCAATATGTTGTTTCAACAGAGTAAGATAGATATCTCTCTCCCAAGGCATTAAATTTTCAATCTCAGTCAAAGAATATTTATGGAACTGCATGAGAGCAAAATTAATTCGAAAATATGACTCAAGATCAATATGAGCCATAATTAACCGAAAAAACTTGTTAGTCCCTCCAGAGTCACTATATTTTCAACTTTTGTTTTGGGATTGATTACTTTAAATGTATGTGAAAGTTTTGGCATAGTTTCAAAGAATTGTTCAATTTTTTTGAACTGGTCGGCATTCATACTTTCAATAAATTCAATCAATTCTTTTTTAGTGCAATCGGAAGCTGCCCACGCTTCTTCGGAAGTAAAAATAGTTTCAATACAAGATGAAATAATGTCAAATGACCTTTCAATAGTTGAAACAGATTCTTGAGTTGTAAAATCAAAATTATTTTTAATGAACTGATCTAAAGATGGATACCGCATCTTAATAACGATTTGATCGTCAAGTCTTATTTCTGGTGTATGTTCTGGATCTTTTTGGACTTGGACTTCATCCACATATACCTTTACTGGAACTTCAGTCTGATTATCATCGGAACATGTTACAACTAGATCAATAGCTTCACCAACAGATTTTCCACGAACATTCAAGAAAATATACTCAATATCAAAAGAAGGTAAATCCTCTACTTTAATTCCCTTAGTTAAAATACAATCTTTTAGAACAGATTTAATTGCTAAAGTAATTTGTTTTGTATCTTGACTTTCTAGAGCCAAGATTAAAACTTTTTCTTCTTTAACTAAAAATGGTCTGTATTTAATCGTTTTTCCTGTAGATGGCAACTCAAGTTCATAAGTTGGAGTCGCAATTTTTGGTAATGGCATTGAATATTACAAAATCAGATAAAATTATTTAGAACGTTTAAAAAAGAAGGTCTGAGGTATCACCCCAACTATAACTGGGAGTTGCGAATAACGAAGGTTCACTATTACTCTGTGCCCAATCTGGAAGAGTAGCAGAATTGTTTGTTGGTTGGGGTTGTTTGAATTCTGCAGAACCTGTTCCCTGATGATTCAAAATAACATATCTGTCATAGTTAAAAGTAACTGTTGTTTTCGTGATAGTACTTCCTTCATAAGTAACTGGAAGTGCTGTTAATTGTGTTGGAAAAGCGTTAACAAAATAATATGTTAACATTGAAGGAGTTCTTACTACGTCCTTCATTGGGCTCATATGTGTGTCTCTTTCAAACTTTGTTACTGCTAAAGGTCTTTTATAAGTATTTGGATATCTAAATCTGAAGAATTCCCAATCATTAAACCTTTCAACTCCTCCTCTCGAAGTTCCTTTAGTAGCTCTTCCGTATTGATTATAAAGTGGATTAATGAAGTTTAACCATTCTTCAAATAAACGAATAATCCCATATTCCGCATCAACATAAAATGTCATTGATATTTCTGGAAATTCTCTTCTATTTGGGAATTTTTCTACCATTCCTTGTCTACTCCCAGTTTCTTCAAACATGCTAAATGAAGAACCGGGAAGACTGGTTTCATTGCACATAAACTCATAACGAAGGGAGTTTAAATTGGCATTATTTCCATTGAATAAATTTGAACCCAAAACTCCACAAGAAACTAACCACGCATTAATATCTGAATCTGATTTAGCTGTTGGATATGTATCACCCAAATATAAAGTAACCTTGAATTGACTGGTTACTGATAACTCGCCAAAAAGATCTTGTACACTAGGCAATCCAAATCGGTTGTCATTACTATCTCTAGGCAGAGTCATCCTTGCATAGATTGGATCAACTCTGTATGGATTAATTGGATAATCGTCTCTGAATGCCTCAGGCATTTGATAAATATTTTTTAAGGATCTATAGTATGTATATGAGTTATAAGGGAAAGTTCCGTCCAGAAAACCCAAAAAAGTATAAAGGAGATCCCACAAACATCGTCTATCGTTCTTTGTGGGAACGCAAATTCATGAGATATTGTGATTTGAATGAGAATGTAAACCAATGGCAGTCTGAAGAGTTCTGGATTCCTTATCGTTCACCTCTTGATGGTAAAGTTCACAGATACTTTCCGGACTTCTTTGTAAGATATAAAGATAAAAACGGAAATACACGAACAGTAGTTATAGAAATAAAACCAAAAAAGGAAGTAGAGATGCCAGAACAGAATCCTAAAAGAAGGACTAAAGCTTGGGCATATAAAGTTCAAATGTGGGTGAAAAATCAAGCAAAGTGGGAAGCAGCAAGAGAATACTGTGCTGATCGTAACTATGAGTTCCGAATCATGACTGAGGAGGATCTGGGGATATGAGTTTTGATGGAATATTCCAACCTGGAAAGGGGTTTGGATACGATTTAATCAAACAGACTAAAGGAAAGAATGTAAAGAGTGACTGGTATACTGGTCAACTCAGACAATATCTCGGTGAACTTGATCAATTTAATATTAATGAGATTGATACGGGTGGAATAGAAGTTGGTAGACTATATTTCTTTATCTATGGAGCATCTAGTCCTGGACTTCAATTTTATGATACTCAACCTCTAGCGTATATTACTGAAGTAAATTATAACTTAGGATACTTTATAGGAACAAATTTGCATTATTTAAATAGAAAGTATCGTGAAGGAGTAGCAAAAGGCCTAATAAATAATGGCAGTACCATAGGTATACCTCGAAATACTATTCATCGTTATTCTTTTTCCGGAGTTAGTGGAGGATTCTTAAGAGTTCCAGAAAAAGATTGGCCCTCCGTCGCATTATTGCCTACTGAAAAATTTGTTGATAATAGAGGACAACCTTTTCCGAATCATAAAGCCTGGAGCAAACCTTAAGTGGCATATTCCAACGTTACTCAGTCATTTATAACTAAGAACGGAGTCAATTACGATCTCCAGTATGAACCTTCTAGTGGAAAAGTCCAAATTATTCAACAGAACGCCCCTACAGGAACAACTCCAATATATCAAGATGGTAATTGGAATGCATCTGCAACACAAATAGGTTTAACTACTCAAGATAAACAATCATTCCATAACAGTGTTCAAGAATTAATAAGAAATGCCCATGCAAAATCTGGTGGAAATGCAAAAGGATCCGTTCTTCCACAATTTGCACAATTACAGAATCAAGGAAAACCACCAGGACAAACATCAATTACACCAGCAAATGGAACTGCGGTTACAAACAATGGAAGTGGTGGAGGATTGGGTAACGTATTGAATGCAGTTATAAATCCTGAAGAAGCGTTTAAAAATTTTTCTGTTAATGGAGATAAATTTGGAGTTGGAAATGAAAGTGATTTATTTGACGGAAAAAAGGTTTCTCTCATGTATCCAATCGACATGCGTAGAGAAACTCAAGATAATTTTGTAATATCTCAATTTAGATATAAACCATCAAAAGCTGATGCTATTTTTGGTGGTACTGATGTTGCAAAACAAATTTTAGGAGGTGGATTGCAACAAAGTTCGAATTATAATTTAGAACAACTTATTGGTACTGTATATTTGCCGATGCCTAATGGTGTTCGTGATTCGAATGCGGTGAATTGGGGGGAGGATGCAATGAATAACCTTGCTGCGGCATCTGCAGCAAATACAACTCAAAATATGGTCGGTGCAGGCGCAGCAGCAGCTGCAGGAAGTTTACTTGGAGTAGGAGCAGATAAAGCTTTGGCTGCAAAAAATTTCATGGATCTAATGTCAAATCAAGCAGTTAGTCAAGAATTATCCCTTATGCTTGGATCTGGGGCAGCATCCAAACTGTTAAAATTGCAAGGATTTGGAGTTGAAACTGAGTCTTTACTTGCAAGAGGTGCAGGAATTGTACCTAATTCAAACCTAGAATTACTTTTTAATTCTCCGACTCTCAGACAATTTAATTTTACTTATAGATTATCTCCAAGAAGTCATAAAGAATCGGAAACCATAAGGAGAATCATAAGATTTTTTAAACAAGGTATGGCTGCTAAGAAAGTAAAAGGAAAAGCAGGTCAAGCCTCTTTTTTCTTAGGCACTCCGAATGTTTTTAGGTTAGAATACAGAACAGGAAAAAATTCTTTAATTGATGGTGTAAATAAATTCAAAACCTGTGCTTTAACAGGATTCCAATGTGATTACACTCCAGACGGTTTTTGGGCAGCATATGATGCAGGCCAACCATTATCTGTCACAATGACGATGATGTTCTACGAGTTAGAACCAATATATGATACAGATTATCAAAATAACAATATTTTCGATGGTCGAGTGGATCTATTCTCAGTTAGCGATAATGCAGTAGGATACTAAAATGGGATACTTCAGAGAACTACCAAATTTACAAGTTCTGAATAGAACAAAAAATAATGTTTCTAATGATGAAGTTGTAATAATTAAAAATATATTTAAAAAACCAAAAATTCGTGAAGATTTTTTGTCAATATTTTCTGCATTTGAATATTACTCAATTACTGATAATGAAAGACCTGAACAAATTGCGGAAAAAGTATATGGTGACCCCGAATTGGATTGGGTAATCTTAATTACTAATAATATTACAAACGTTCAAGAACAATGGCCTTTGGATCTGGATTCATTTAACAGATATATGTTAGATAAGTATGGATCCGAAGAAGCATTTTCAAATATTAAACACTATGAAACTTTAGCGGTTAAAGACGCTTTCAACAGAGAAGTATTCCCTGCAGGTTTAATCGTAGATGAAGCTTTTTATAATGCACCAGAGTTCGAAAGTTTAGAAGAATTGCCTCCTGGAATAACATTTCCTCCAATTTATATTCCGGGAACTCAAGCTTCAGCTACGGCTTCAATTGGTGCAGGTCAATCGATTGCTAATATCAATATAACTAATAGTGGAGCTGGATATCAACAAACGCCCAGAGTGTTTATTTCATCACCTCCATTTACTGCAAATGCTTCTGCAAGTTGTTTTATCAATAATTTTAATGTTTCATCTATAGTCAATCTTGATGGTGGTCAAGGATACAATTCCGCACCTAATGTTTCAATATCAACTGCGCCACAATCAGTCCAAGCTACTGCTTCTTGTGGACTTGGTACAGGTATTTTCTATGATAAAGTAATTTCTATCTTAGACATACAAGGTGGATCTGGATATGGACTGACTGCTCCAACTGTTACTTTTACTCCTCCTCCAAATATTATTCAAGGATCTTACTTAAATCAATCTTCTGGATCTGCTGGAAATCAAATAGAAGGATTTTATCTTCGACAAGATGGAGTAAAATTATATACGGCTAGTATATTTGGAGCAAATCAAATTAAAGAATATAGTTTTCTTGATCCATGGAATGTTACGACAGTTATATTTGAAAAAGAAATCGACGTAAGTGTAGAGTTTAGTTATTGCACTGGAATTGAGTTTAGTCCAGATGGTTCTAAAATGTATATTACTGGAGGTCAGGGTGGATCTTATAAACTGATATCTTATCAACTTTCTACACCATGGGACATATACACTGCAGCAAAATGGCATGAAGTTTCTACAACAAATCCTGGGGGGATTAGATTTAAACCAGATGGAACAATGTATTATTTCCTTGAGGCTGAAAATCCTGACGTAATTAAACAATATTCTTTATCAAGTCCTTGGAATTTAACTACAAGATCTGGATCTCCAGTAGGTACATATAACATAACTACGGTTTCTGGAGAAAATAGAATGTTAGGAATATCATTCTTAACTGATGGAACCAAAATGTTTGCTACGGGTGAAGATAATTCTAGTATATTTGAATTTACTTTTGATACTCCTTGGGATATTACAACTCTTAATTACTCTCTTTCATTTTATGTTGGAGATAAAATAACAAATCCCGTAGATGTTTTTATACGATCTGACAAAGAAAAATTCATTGTTGGTGGTGGAGTTGGAGATAAAATGTATGAGTACACTATTGTATCTTTGGCAAAAGGATTTTCTACAGTACTAAATGGTTCTGTAAATTCAATTCAAATTACTCAGTCTGGAGTAGGTTATACTGTCGCTCCAACTATCACTCTTAGCTCACCATATCCAGCAGTAAATGCTACAGCAGTTGCAAACGTATCTGGAGGAATTGTTACCAGTATTTCAATTACTAACGCTGGTTTTGGATATACTATTGCACCATCACTTACCATAGATCCCGCTCCAGTTTCTAGACAAGCATCTGCAATAGCTTCTATATCAAATTCTGGAATTTCATCCATTCGTATTCTTGATGGAGGATTAAATTATGTCAATGCAATTTCTATAACTATTGATCCACCTGAAGATATTTTAAATGTGGTGGAAGGTCAAATTTATAGTCAAAATCAAAAAATGTGGAAGTGGTTTGGTACAGAGTGGAAAGAACAAGTAACAGACGAATTCAAATATTTGGATCCAACTATCAATACTCTTGTTAAAATTCCTGGGAATGCAATGTCAAAACCAGTTACAAACTATGAATATGAAGTTAATATTAATGAGAAAAAAAGACAGATTTTAATTTTAAAACCACAATATTTGTCAACATTAATTCAAGACCTAAGAAATATGATGAAATATGATCCAGAAATGAAAGATTATATCTCGGATAATTTGAAGTCTACATATAATGAGAAACTATTTGGAGTTTAATAAATGAGTCATGTGAAAGTTTTGTTCATTGCCAAGATAAAAAATTTGAATAAAGAATATGAAGAATATAATGAGAGTTTATTTAGTAGTGCTAAACATTTACCAGGGTTTTTGGGGATATCTAGTGAACAACTTGACGATATTGAAATTACCACTAGTATGTGGAAAAGTAAAGAAGACGTAATAAATTGGGCGAAAGATCCTGAGCATATCGAAGCCAAAAAAAGAGTCCATGAGTGGTATCATTGGGTAAAAGGAATTCATTTGGAATGTGTAGATGATTGATACAAACAAAATTGATGGAAATAAAAAAGTTTTTTGTGTTGCACCATGGTTAAGTTTAAATATTAATCAAAATGGAAATATTCAACCATGTTGTAATAATGATACTGTTTTTGGTAATATTTTAAAATCCAATCTAGAAGAAGTTTGGAATGGTGACTCCATAAAAAACTTTAGAAAATATATGATTGAACAGGTTCCACAAAAATCGTGTCAATCTTGTTATGAAAAAGAATTATCTGGACAAAAATCTCTTAGGGAAATTTTAAATGAAAATCTTTTAGATGATGGATTCGAATTTATTTCAGATACCAACGACGATTATTCAGTAAATGAATTTGGATTTATTCACTGGGATGTAAAACTAGGCAATAAATGCAACTTTAAATGTAGGACATGTTGCCCTGGTTCTAGCTCAAGTATTGAATTTGAGACTTATGGAAAACTATCTGGACTTTTTGATGCATCTACTATAAGTTTTGATAGGATTAAACCACATTTAAATAAAGTAAATCACTTATATTTTTCTGGTGGAGAACCGTTATTAATAGAAGAACATTATCAAATTCTTTTTTTATTGATTAAACTTGGAAAAAATAAACAATCAAATTTCTATCTTACATACAACACTAATTTTAGTACTTTAACATATAAAAAATTTCATATTTTTGATCTTTGGAATTTGTTTAAGTATGTTCAGATACACATTAGTGTAGATGGTGTAGGTGAAAGGGGAGAATTAATACGAAATGGATTTAAATGGGATAAATTTATTTCCAACGTAAATGAATTTAATGAAAAATTTAAGGATAAATTCAATACGCATCAACTTTATTTTGATTGCACTGTACAGGCCTTGAATATTTTTGATGTTGTTACTTTACACCAAACTCTTTTTAATGATGGATTGTTAAAAGATATAGACAACTTTCATTTAAATTATTTGCATGGGCCTAGAAATCTTTCTGTTTGGTTGTTAGATAAAGAGACAAAAGAAGAAGCAAAGAAAAATATAAAAAATCATATTGAAACTTTCTTAATTCCAAATAACGCAAAAGATACTGTACGTTCATTTGAGGGTTTAATTAAATTTATTGACCTATATCAAGATCAACAATTGATATCCGATTTCGTAAGTACTATGACAAATCTAGACAGGAAAAGAGGAGAGGATATATTTAAGACTTTTCCAGAATTGAAAAAAACTTGGATTTTATATTTAAAGACAAAAAAAAAATCTCTCATCGAAATGAGAGATTTATGATCAGAGATCAGGACTCAGCGAGTCGTTGGAAGTAACTCAGTGCATCATCTGCATCCTCATCTTCTTCCTCATCACGAGCAACGGGTTTGGAGATCTCAAAGGAAGGAGTAGAACGTTTCGCAGAGAAATCACCACGACGTTCAGCTTCCCACTGTTCATCTTCTTCAACCGTCTCAGGATCTTGACGTTGGGGAGCGGGTTTTGCACCCAGAACGTAGTCAAGACGCTTCTTCAGTTCATCATAAGTCTTGAAGTTAGATGTAGCACTGAACTCATTCAGATCGTTCAGATTCTTGTAGATACGTTCCAGTTTGTCATCATCATCCAGAAGGGCATTAGGACGATCAAACTCGGACTTATCATAGTTCCAGTAACCTTCAACCTTGCGAATCTTCAGTTTGAAGTTAGCACCAGTCCAGAAGTCAAAAGGATTGATAGCTTCTTCATCTGCAAACTGAGGTTGCATTGCTTCGGTGATCTTGTCATAGATCTTCTTACCGAACTTGTACAGGAACACACGACCCTCGTTCTCGGGGTGTGCGGGATCACTCACCACATAGATGTTAGCGTAATAGGAGAGTTTGCGTTTCTGTTTCCGAGCAATCTCCTTGTCACGATCAGAACCACTGTTCCACAGAACACGATTGTGTTCAGAGACAGGATCCTTCTGACCGAGAGTAGTCAGGGAGTTCTCAATATACCAACCACCAGGGCCTTGGAACGCATGGCTCCAGACTTGTGCCCAGGGAAGTTCACATCCTTCAGGCGCAGGAAGGAATCGGATCACTGCATAACCGTTACCAGCCTTGTCAACTTCAGGCTTCCAGAAACGTTCATCAGCTCCACCACCTTCACCACTATTCAGTTTTTCTACTTTCTTGATCAGTTTTTCAGTCAACGAACCAGCACGGGACTGTTTCTTGAGATCAGCAAAAGACATTTGTATTTCTCCGTATTGAGTGTATTTGGCCTTTGGGACGACTTTATCATACAGGACGCATGAATGGTTGTCAAGCCACAGGTTATTCAGTCTTTGGGGAGTTCCTCGGGGTTCTCCAGTGCCACTTCAAAGAGAAGTGGGTGACACATTTCATCAATCAAATAATTTGACCAACGATACATGTCTTCGGAAGTGTAACTATAATGATCCTCAGCTTCCATTTGTATGTATGGATCCTGTTGCATTATTAATGGAATGTCATCAAAGGTAAATGGTATTCCATTAATGAAATACATATCTACAATCTCACCATTATGGTAACAATAAGCTGAGGTGATCTTGTAGTTGTACGACATCTTACATATCTGCGATTTTATCTAGACGATCCAGAGTATTTTCCATCTCTGAAAACAGTTCATTAACATTATTTCCGTCAAATCCCAAGAATTTTGCTGCATCTTGAATTCTTTCTTTCATTTCAAGTGCTTCTGGGTCATCAGATAAAGAGAGACGGAAGTAAAGATTCTTCTGTTTCTCTAGAAAAGTTCTCATCAATTCAACATGTTCTCTCTTTTGTTCCCTATTCATGATAGGGGCTTTGAAAGTATCTTCAATAATTTTTTGTTGAAGTTCTTCCATCTCTTTGATGGCTTCTCTTACGATCTCGGATTGAAAAAATCCACTCACAATACAATCTCCTTTAGTGTCTGAGTATACTTTTCCTTATCAATATTTAGGAAAGATTTGTATTTTTTGATGCGTAAACTGACGGATTCCCACACTGGATCTAAGAGTTGTTTATCAAAGTTTTTAGAAAATTTAAGGATCATATCCATTATAACAAAAGTTTCTATAGATATGCCTTTTTGCAAGTATTTCTTAAGAATCTCTGGGTGTGATGAACCTTTGATAGCAAAAAGATCTTCAAAGGTATCCTTATGTAAGAATACCTCAGACTCTGTTTTGAAGAGATAGAAGAGACTTTGAGATCTTTTCAACCAGTTAGCATAATTCTTTTCACCTGACTCAATAATTTCACCGATCCACAGTTTAGAGGGATCATCACATTCTACAAAATTTGCCAGAAAGTATTGTTTGATCTCGTCATCAGATTTCTGACGAGACATTCGTTCAAAGAAGTAACGATCTTTCCTCTTGTTGAACGATTCTTTTGAAGCTCTAGACTTCCCGCAATATTGAAAGTAGTCGTAGTTTGGTTTAGTGAAATGATTCTTGAATGCCAGGTACGTTTTGTATACCTCTATTGGCGTCATTAGAATACTAGTTTAGCACGACTTGTTTTTTTAAGAAAATTCAGTTGAGTTGCCTCACATTTAATCTTTTCTTTCAATGGTTTTGAAATCAGTTTAGATACTGATTCAAACTCAATACCATTTTCCTCACAATATGTGACGATAGCTTCAATGTAATTAATTTTTGAAGTAGAAACTAGATATTCAATGTCCTGGGCAAACTTGGACTGACAGAGAAACTTTTCTTTTATTAAATTGTTTACATCTTCAGTGTTGTTCTGCATAGGTTTTTGTGTGATGAGCGACGAACTCTCGGATGTACTTGGTAAGAAGTTTAATATAGTAATCTTTGTTGCGTTTTTCATAGACAAAACATTCTCCATTATCAGCTACCATTATGGTAATCAACTTTTTAACTGGGATACCAGTCATTTCATAATACATGCAAGCGTAAGCTACTTCCTGAACGAAGTAGTTTTCAATCCATTCTTCAGGTTTAATTTTCTTAGAAGTCTTGAAGTCAATAATTGCGAGTTCCCCGTCATATTCGGCGATACAATCTACACGACCCGCAAGTCCCAGATAATCACTATAGAGTGACTTCTCTAAAGCATGTATGTTATTTATACGATCAAGATATGGTTTAGCCGAGAGAAACAGAAACTTTGTGGTGGGAAGTGGATTGAAGTCATCCACATTCTGATTCAACAAATACTTTTCAACAATATCATGGAACTTGGTTCCACGATCTGTAGCAACCTTAGTGATCTTATTGGCTTCTTCATCACCAACTTTTTTGCGCCACTCAATAAACTTTTCTCTACCATAAAAACTGGTAACAGAAGTGATAGAAGGATACAACTTACCAGAAGGGACACGATAAAAACGTGTCCCTTCAATACTCTGGGCTTCTAAGTCAACTTCTTCTTTTAAATAATCTAAATGAACAAACATTACATACCTAAGGCCAACTTTGTAACAATATAGTTTTTGACAAGTCCAGAACGAACAATATCATCAACACCAAACTCTACAGTGGAAAAATCATATTCCATTGCACGAATAATTTTCATAAAATCAAGAATCCCATTTTTCTCATGGGTTTTAACAAGATCGGATTGAGTAGCATCACCACAGAACATGATCTTACTATTTTCACCAATACGAGTAATTATACTATCTAATTCATGAAAGTTCAAGTTTTGCATCTCGTCAACAAGAACGATTGCATTATCAAGAGTTGTACCACGAATAAAACTTGTAGACCAGAATGAAATAGTTTCTTGAGCCTTAAGGTTTCCGTAAAGCATTTCAAAGTCGGAGTCCGATGGAAGTTCAAACATGTACTTACACATGTTCTTGTAGGGAATCTGATAGAGTGCCGCTTTATCCTCATGGTCACCAGGAAGGAAACCAATCTCACGAGTAGAGACAAGAGAACGAACAATGTAAACCTTTTCATAAGGAGTTCTTTCATCCAGAACATCCTTGAGTGCAAGATAGAGTCCTACAAAAGTTTTACCTGTACCAGCAGCACCATAGGCAAAAATGTTTTTACCTTTTTTATATTCATCAAAGAACTTCTGTTGATTATCGGTAAGTGGAGAAATATCCACCATCAGATCAGAATTAATTGGTTTTTTACGGCGCATTTGTTTTGCGCTCATACCAATTCCAATGTTGCTATTAGAAGTTTTTCTTGATCTTGCCATTTAGATTTTCTTTACTCGTGAACCAGGTGCTTTGGAGGCTTTAGTGAGAACATCATTCCAGCCTGGATTTCTGGTAATGAGTTTGTCTTTCCACTCGCCTACTTCTCCAGAACCAGGACAGGTAGATGGATCACTCCAATCCCTGTCCCAGTCTGGGTTGTCAATCTTCCACTGAGACCATTCGTGAACGCTCATCGTCACTTCTTTTTGTTCTCCAGTGGATTTGTTAATAACAGGATAAGTCGCCATTTAAGTAATGAAGTTCAATATGATTTATTTATTGACTAATGTCAAGTTCAGAATAGTCTAGTCTTTGTAGTTCTTCTGGAGAAATTTCTTTGGTCTTTACTTCTCCATTATCTGTATATTCAACGATATATGTTTCTGGTTTGGCTTCTAAAATCGTACATGTAGTTGGAGCATGATCTTTTGATAGTGCCTTACTTTGGTAGTACATGTTACTGTTTCCTCCTTAAGGACAAATTATATATCACCATTCTAAAGCTTCTGCAACTGAAGGGAATTGTTCGGTAAACACTCGTTTACAATCAAGAGCAATATCCATATGTTCTTTCTGAGTTCCATTTGCGGAACGGAGATTGATATAATGAATCCAAGAACGACAAGAACCGGTCATGTAAATACGAGTCGGAGTTGCAAGAGGCAACACGAAACGAGCGCACTCCTTTGCAATATCTGCATCAAGAAGTTCTTTGTAGAGTTTCATCCCTGCTTCAAAGTGATCATTGATTTTCAACCACAGATCTTCTTTCAATTCCTGAGGAAGATCATCGGTAGAATTCTGACGATTCTTGGTATCCTGACGACGAAGTTCGGGGACAGGAATACTTTCTCCAAGAAGAGAACTATCTGCATAACGTTGCGAGAACTCCTGAAAGGTGAATGAGCGGTGACGCAAAATCTGGGCTGCGATACCACGAGTTGTTTCAATTTCCAGTGTCATCGTAGCTTGTTCAAACACACTCCAGTGGTTGTGTTTGATGCAGTAAGCAAGAAGACGAGCATAGTTCTCGTTCTCTTGATTAGCGGGGTTAGAGACCCTGGCAATGTACGCCATGGTCTTTTCTGCGTCAGGGGTGATAGAAATAAGTCGTGCAGTCATTTAATTCTCAGTCAGGGTAGCCGTCGTCATCTTCAAAAATTTCATCGTAATCATGTAGAGATGGATCCAAATATCTCTGAGTATCAGAGTACACTTCAGATTCCAAAACTTCTACAAGAGATTTGAGATTTTTTACAATAAGTTTGAGTTTTTCTTTGTCCATACTTATGTGTATTCTCTGTTCATTTTAACACAAAAAAAGGAGGGGATCAACCCCTCCTGTTAAAAATTGGTTCAAAAGTTATCATCTTTTCAAACCAATCACGCAAGTGTATACGATAACAAGACCAATACTTGCATCCCCTATATGTTAGTTGATAACAAGCAGGTGGTCTGTTATCTTTATCCATATCATCGTGGTGATATGTGTAGTCTTCCATTTACTTACTCAGTAATAGAACTTCTGCATAAATTAGAAGAATAAAAGCGGTTGAACCGAAAACGATTCCACCGATTAGAGTAATCACTTTGATGCTCCAACTAATTGAGCTAGTTGTGCATTGTGACGGCGATCTTCTTTTTGCTTCTTCTCTTTGATGAGTTGAAGAAAATTGAGTTTCTGCATCACTTATGACCCTCCTTGGTAAACTTAACACCACGATATGTTTCGTTAAACTGTTGAGGCTGTTGCATCATTTGTTGTTGATATGCGATACGCTTTTCGGTATCGTACTCAGCACCGCGATAAACGACTTTGGACATTGGTTTTCTCCTAAAGAAATGAGAGGTTTTAATTCCCGTTCCTTCAGTCGGCTTTTGCGTCTAGGTTACAACTTTTTTTGGAGATCTTTTTGACTTCAAAGATAATTTCAGATTTTAAATG